TTTAGTTTCACCTGCTTCCGTTTCTTCATAAACTTTACCTTTATGTTTATCCTTTCGACTGTAATCATTCTTACGGTCTTTGTGAGTAGCAGGTTTGTTAAATTTATTCAGATTCTTGGCAACAGGATTCTTTTTACTCATCTCCTTTGCCTCCACGTTTATTTTCCTATCGTGTGTTCCGCGATAGTTACAATGAGAGCAACCAGCACCCTCACAACTGTGACAAGCTTCCTGACTTTCACCAGGAGTATTGTCTTTCATATATTGTGTACCTTTAGGTGTACCCCAATCCATGACACCCATGGTAGAATCATACTGCATTGACTCTTCCATCTTCTTACGCTTGGCACCTAAGTAAGCAGCAACTGCCATCTTTCTACGCTTGGATGCTGATGCACCCTTAAACTGTGGGGCATCTGACTTTTTAAAGTCTTTTATGTAAGTGCCTATACCGTCAGAAGGTGACAGTTTTTCTAACAGAGGACAGCCTGTCATGTCTATTTCCTCAGCAGCAAGTTTACGTGCGTCAATATTCTTTACATATCTTGCTACGTCATGTGCGTGGGCAGTTTTAGTCTTTGACGGGTCCTTCTTCATTTTCTTCTGAAGTTCTTTAGCAGCTATTGAATAGTTACCTTTGTTCAGTGTCTTGGACTTCATTATAGTATCAACAATACCCTCGTCCATTTTCATTTTCTCTAACACTTTTTTCTTCACTTCGGGTGAAAGTTCTTTGAAGTGATACAAGTTCTGACTGTCAGCAGTATGTTTCTCGCCTGTCATTACCTGACCGTCATGTGCGTGCTGAGGACCTGACCATTCTTTACCGTCTTTTGTATAGTGACCTTCAGACTTCCAAGAATGATTCTTGCCTTCTTCCATTCTTTTCTTTAATTCTTCTCTTTTCTTTTTCAGGTCAGCAACCTTTTCAGCCTGAGACTTTTTGTTCCAATCTCTAGCTGTTTGTTTCTGTTTCATCCGGGCAATCATTACGCCCAAAGATTCTGATTCGTTAGTTTGCTTCGTCATCTGTTTGCTCTGGCTGTTTATTTACATTTTCTTCATAATAAACAATAATAGCAGTCTGTGATTCAATGAAGCGTCTCAACTCACCCATGTTGAGTGCTATGTTTTCATAGTCAGGAACACTAATGGCAAAGAAAACAACATCACCATTGTCCTTCTCAAACCTTTCTAAAAATTCTTCAATGTTCTCACTTGTAACAGCGTAAAACTCAATGTCATACAATGTGACAGGCTTTGGCCTTGACTGTAGAGGCACTTCCCTGTACAAGTATTCTGTCTGTGTTACAACAATGGGTTCAGGAACAATAGGTTCCTTCTTCCCAAACAAGCTAAAACTCGTACAACTACTCAGCAGTGGTAGGAGCAGGCTTACCAGTAATAATTTCCATTTCATCAAATAATCTCGCTGTAGCGTTATTTACCCTTGTTTCAATCAAACCCGGTCTCTGTGCTGTCAATACTGTCAGGTTGTGATTTCTTAATTTAGCTGCCAGGTCATCTGAATATGATTCTGCTGCCTGCAACTGTTCCCTGAGTGCGTTGTTTGCCTCTGCAAACTGCTGGGCATCTGCCTGTTGTCTTGCTATCGTTTCGTTACTTGTAGCAATGGCTTGTTCAAGCTGTGCCTGATTAGCCCTCAGTGTAGCAATGTTCTGATTCAACTGTGCTATAGTTTCTTGCGAGGAGTTATAATACCAACGTCCTGCGAAACCACCGGCAACAATAATCAGTAAAAGAACAAATGCTATCTTTCCCATCAGCAGTTCCAACGCCTACGTGCTGCTTTACCACGTTCACCTGTCCAGCTACGTGACCTTGCACAGAATGATTTACGTCTTTTCGCTGCCTTACTTCCAGGTTTCAACTTACTAGGAGGTGTAGTAACAGCAGTCTGTAGTTTGCTACCAGGGTTCTGTCTGCGGTATTTCTCAACACCTTTCTTTGTCAGACCAGCACCTTTATCAGTAGGACGCTTATGACCGCCTTTCTGTGTCATGCCTTCCATACCCTTGGCTTCTTTTAGCTTTTTGTCTGCCATGCCCACACCCTTTGTGCGCTTGGCTATAGTTTTATCGTCATTATAAGTGTGAAGATTGCCTTTTGAGTCTGCACGTTTCTGTGCTTTGACTGCTGAGTTTATAGCTTTAGCTCTATAGTTCTTCAGCGTTTGTTTGTTAAGCTCATCAAGTTCTTCTTCTTTGACACAGTTATTCACACGAACACCACCTTTCATCTTGGTGCCCTTCTTCTTATAACCGTCCCAACATTTAGGATCGAGTCTTTGTTTTTCCTCGTCCAGCCACTCTTTGAAGTCTAACATTTTCTGCCTCTAGTTCTATTATTCTATTTTCAATTTCTTGTATCTTAATAGCAAGTTTAGGATAATGTTTCACCCATTTTGCTTCTTTTTTTGCTATATCTATATCGTATTTATAAGAAAGATATTGCATAAAACCGTCTAATTTAGCCTGAAACCATATGCCTGCCTTGGTTGTGCTAAACCATTTACCGAAACTAGAGCCTATGACACCGGTGACACAAGCCCTTAGTATAGGAACAATGAAGAACCACACTTACAGTTCTTCCCTCGGTAGAATAGATCCTCCACCAAACACTGCCACGGCCTTATGTGCCAACCACTGCTTCCAACTAGGTACGTGTTCTGAAAGTGTCATTGCCTCTTTGAATACTTTATCAGCTGCATTTTTAGCGTCTGATACTAAACAAGTATCCTGATGGTCGCCTGTTGTTGCTCTGTACTGACGAATACAGTAGTACAAGTAATCGTGTACTACGCCTGCACGTGCTACGTCAAACGGTGCAATAAACCACCAACAAGCACGAGGCACAGATGCCAGGTCAGTTTTGAAACCTTTAGGCACAGTGATTTTCATGTTCTTGTTGACCTTTGCGCCAACTAGTTTCAATGCTTTTGCTTCTTCCTCATTAAGAACATCAGAATCAAACGCCAACGACAGGTCCAATATCCAAGTTCTAGGAGGTTGAAAGTCGGCATCTAAAAGTCTGTTAAATTTAGCCATCTTCTTCTCCAAAATATTTTTCTAACATTTCTAATTTATCTTCGTACTCGGCCATGTGAGCCAATTCTGCTTCAATGCTGTCCATAATATCAGGGTGTTCTGCTACGCCTACACCGTTACGGAGATAGTTCTCTACGTTAATACGGTGCTTCTCAATGTGCGACATAAAGTGTAAACGTGAGGCGTTTATAATATCTTCTCTCATAATTAACTCCTAAAAATTCTATTAATATAACATCCGTCTCTTTTAACTTTTGAATAAGGATTATTCACTCTAATAAATCCCTTACTCTCTATAAAGTCCTGATACTTATCACTATTTTCTATAGTCATGGTAAGTATTTCATATTTGTCAAAGGGAAATACCTTTAAAACTTCGTATTCAGACCCTTCTATATCTAAACCTAAATAATCAATAACCTTAGGTGCGTTGTATTTGTCTAATAATGTTTCTAATGTAATACTTTTTACTTTTTGTAGAGTTGCCACATCAGAGAGATCAAAGTATTCTAAACCAGAAACTGCTGACATATAAGAAAGGTCAACAAGTCCATTTTCTGTATTTTTAAAAGTTCCCTGAGGGACACTTAAAAAGTCTACTTCGCCATCATGTGAAAACAATGCTGCATTTTCTACATTTTTTCTATCTAGCATATCACACATATCTTTATTAGGTGATACACAAATACCATTCCAATCTAATTCTTTCTCAAGTTTTTTTGCTGAGCTATTAAATACAGTAGCGCCGCCTTCAACAAAATAACCGTTCTTTTTATAATTAAAAAATTCAGCAACCCATCTATCGTTGCCTTCAGATTGAATCATCTTTCTAAACTTGCTAGGTGCTCTAAACGTACCATTAATCTTTCAGCTCTGTTAGTAACTTGTCTATACCAACGGCTGTCTCTTCCTTCTTTTGCTGCTTCTATCCAGTCGCGTGATTCAATAGCTGCGTTAAACTTTTTAAAACCAGAGAGGCGAGGACGCCCCATGTTAAACATCATATTAACAAGGACTTGCTGTACTTCATCGGGAAAGGCTCCAAAGTCCCCTTCTCCGTATAGATTGTGACACTCGCTGATTGCGGTGTCAAGGTCGTCCTCGAAACATTCACGGACTCTTTCTTCATTGACTGCTGTTCCAACTGGTTGTCCATGTTCGGGGTCACTTTCTTTGACAAGGTGACCGACTCCAAATGTTGGATAACCGAGGTGGTCATTATAGATTTCATACTCGACCCCTTCATCAATCTTTAATTGCTCGTATACTGCTTCTCTGTTCATTCAAAAACGCTCCGAAAGTTAATCTTGTATTTTGTTCTTTAAGGCCCATTCCATTTCGGGTGGCATTAAATAACTTCTTGGCGTGATGGTCAGAAGCAGATCCATGTAAACCTTCTCTAAATTTATCAAAGTTATTATCTCCTGCGTGTCCTCTCATTTTAGTACCGCTCATGCCTGCAACACCTTCAGCATCAGGGTCTCTTTTACCTGCTGACTTGATATGTAAACTGTCAAAGTGATAGTCGCCATCAGGTCCGTTGTATTTATGTGCAAGTTCTTTCATATCTTTTACACGATCTGATCCTACAAACATAGTAGCGTGTTTGTATCCTTGCTGATGAAACTTTTTTAACTGTGCAAGAAAGTGAGGATGTTCTTTTGTGGAAGCCTCAAAGTGTGTGTTAGGATGTATGTGATTCAAGTATTCTAACTTATGATCTTGATGCAGAGGATTCTTATGTTTGTCTTGCGAATGACTGACAATAACCTGATGGTCATGTCCATTCTCTTTGGCATGATTGTGTACAGCGTCAATCAGTTTGCTGTGACCTGTAGTAGGAGGATTCATTCTCCCAAATGTAAATACAATATGATCCTTAGCCACCTTTCTTCCTCATTTCGCTTGCTGCAAAGTTCATTTTGCTAAACTCATGTCTTAACACAAACTTAGAAGGACGGCCATTGTGATGAACAACATAACCTTCAGGGTTTGTAGGTTCACCATCAAACTCATGCCCGTGTATGTGGTGTGAGTTAAATGCGTCAGTCAATACGTTCTTTGCTTTTTGTAAATGTCCATGAACACCCAATACGTGTGTCAGATGTTCTTTATTAAGTCCCGCAATGTGTTTCTTGCCAGCGTCTAGGTGTCTCTGTTGAGCAACTTCAGTTTTTACACCTGCTGCTTTCTTAGCATAGTGTGCTGTCAAGTGGTCAGCCATACCTTCGTGTGAGGGTGTGCTACCGTCTCTTACAGTTTTGTTTAGATATGCTGATACTGCTGCACCTTTTTTGCCGTGTTTAGTTTCGTGTTCCTGAATATGGTCAAATGCCTCTTTCGGTGCCTTCTTGTAGGCTTCCATAGCATTTGCCATGTGCTGTTTGTATTCTTGCTGTTGTGCCTGTGTAAACGATACGTGTTCCATCTGATGAAACATAGGAAACTGGTGTACGTGTTCGTGGTCTTTCATTTCAGGTGTGTGTGCCTGCCTGACTTTCATATCCTGCATAGTCTTACCGTCATAAGCTGTGTGTACAGCAACACCTATCTTAGAGTTCATAGCCTTACGTGCTTCCTCTGAGTTAGGTTTGTGATGATATGTGATAAGCTGTGTCTTGTGTGATATTCTGTGACCTTCGTGTTTGAGGTCATTGGGAGTGTGCATGATGTCTGCTTGATATATACCCTTGTCAGGCATAATCTTAGGCAAGTGTTCTAAGGCAGCGTGCATCTTTTGCTTTAGACCTTCTGAATGTTTGTAGTGTTTTTCTATATCCTCAGGGGTGTGTGCTATCTTAGGTGTTTTATTAAACGTACCCTTAGTACCTACGAAAAACTTACCTGTCTCAGGGTGATGGCCGAAGACGACTGAGGGGCTACCATCATACTTCATTGTAACCTTAGTGCCACCCTTTTTGCCCATCAGCGCATCATGCACACCGTTTAGTGTATGAAAAGCATGAGCAAAACCCTTGTTCCCGCCGTGGACAGCATGGTCCTCAACGTGTTCAAGGTGAGTCAATTTATCTTCGTCTGTAGCCTCAGTGAGGTATTGTTTGAATCTATACATAACTGTATTTATAATACCTGAGTATAGGAAAAGTTTAATTTAGTTTTTACTGTGCCTCTCATTTCTGCATAAGTTTTTTCTTTATATGCAGGAAGTATCAAAGAATGATTACTATTGTCATGTTTAGTAGTAGTAGCATTCTCATCTAATATTAGTTTTCTACTTCCCCTACAAAGATTACATGAAATAGTGCCTAAAAATTTTTCTTTTGTAATAGATAAAAGTCTTTCCTTAAACTCTCGATCACCATGGTGCCAACCTGTAAATGATTCATCATACCCTCCTGCTTCCCAAAATTTTTCTTTATTTACAATAAAGACATTCACATGCTTCATAAATTTAAAAGTATATGAATGAGTTTCATACATGAAAAATGTGTATACAGATTCTTTATTAAAACTAACGGTCCTTATATAAGCAACATCATTTGGATTTAATGAACAGTCTATATCTAAAAAAAGTATAGTATCAGAGGAGGCAACGGTTGCTATAAGATTTCTGCAACCGTGAGAGTTGAATCCTAAATCTTCATCTACCGCATAAAGTTTAAGATCAAATGACAATTTATATTTGTCTAATATTTTTTTGGCAGGAAAAAGAGAGGAGCCATCATCTACTAAAACAATTTCAACCTCATGAGGATATTTTTCCCATAGTTTTATTTGTTGTTCTAGTAGTTCAGGCTCTTCGTAATACGTGTAACCTATAGTTATTCTAGGTACCGAGGATTCCATTCATTTCCTCTGATACGTCTATCTTAGTCACATCTTGTGCGGGAAAATCTATGGTACCTCCATTGTGGAGTTGGAAGTTTTCTCCGTGAGTTAAAGAAGCATCTGAATAAATTTCAAATCCTGCGTATACTTCTTTTGTATCTTCGGATATTCTGCCTTCAAGCGAATGAATAAATCCATTTATGTGTTCCCCTACTAATTTCCAAGTAGGTTCTTCATCAAATCTTGCTACAATGTATTCGTTAGCACCTGTGCAACGCCACATTTGTAGATCCATACTTCCTATATTTCTGTAAACATTAGTGATAGCGACTAGTTTTAGTTTCATTATAATACTCCGGACATTTTTCAATTTCTGATAAGTTCACATTGTATTTAGTCGCCAACACTTTGGCTGTATTCTTCCAATATGCTTTAAAGCTAGGGTCCAAACTTTTGCGGCTTGCAATAACTACTTTTGCAATCTTTCTTTTATAATCTTCTTCACTCATATTAAATTCCCAATCCTCAAGATACAGCTTTAATACTCTTTGATCCAACGGCATGGATTCTCTCCCTCAACTCTGTGGTAGAGAAACTATGCTCACGCTTGTTGTAATAAATTTCTATACCACGTTTCTTGCAGATGTCTTGTCCGGTGAATTTTGCATTTCTGTATTCCTCACCCACAATGCGAACATCTAAGTCAAGTGTAAGCAGTAAGTCCTCAAGGTCCCTTTCAGTCTGATACACCACAATTTTATCTACATACTTTACAGCTTCAAGCTGAATGTAGCGTTCTACAAGCGATTGAATAGGTCTATTCTTGCTTGAAGGTCTGTCAATAGTAGGGTCTGTTTGTAACCCACAAATCAAATAGTCACACTCCTTCTTTGCTTCTCTGAGCATTGTAATATGCCCAGCGTGAAGCAAGTCAAAAGTGGAACAGGTAAAACCGACTTTATCGAAAACATCATTCATCCATATTCTCCATCCAACAGGCCATTTCATTAGCCCAATAAGCAATCTTCTCGTTAACCATGTCTCGGTATTCCCAAGCGTCATAGTCCTCATGTTGAAAATCTAAACCATCATTATCCAACCATTCTTTCTCAAAATAAGTATGGTCCTCTTCCTCAACATCCCAATCACTATTTGCCCAGACTGCAGCACCAGCAAAGTTAATAAACTCGTCTATATATGTGAGTTCAATGCGAACCCTAGGGTCAAAGTCCTCAAGATGTCGAGCTAAATTTTTTGTAAACGAAAATATACTACACCAAGCACTGGTGATACTGACAAAATCATTTCCTTCCTCGTAGTAATCAACATGAGCCCATTTAGGACCTACGTGATCTTGCATCCAATCCCTTGAAGGGTAATCTTCATCATCCCAATCAGGCAAGAACCTAGCATTTTGCAAGCCTTCTTGGTCTGATAGTTCTTCAAAAATGCGTGAAAATTCGGCCAAACAAGCGTGATTGCCTGTGACCTTGAGAAAGTTATCTACATGATTTGCCATTGGTATCTCCGAATACTAATAAAAAGTGGGCCGTTTTGTGTCATGCCCAGGACTCGGTCTTTTAGTCAATACAAGGTAGGACCGGTTCACCTCATTACAAAGTGGTTCTTATTCAAAAACAGAAGAACCTGCAGAGCGATAAGCAGCTGCAATCATAGCACGGCTAGGAGTACCAAGACGATACACTGTGGTACCATTCTTAGCAGTGTTAGTATAGATAGCATAACCGTTTGCACGGAGCTCGCTAACACGCTTGCCAAGTGAAGTAACACCGAACAGACCGCTTGCCTGCTTAGCAGACAGTGACTGGCCAGAACGGAGGAAGTTCAGAACCTTCTGGCTCTGGGTTGTAGATGTAACATTAGACATAAATGTCTCCTTTCATTACTAAAGTTAATCCCACTTTTATGGGAGCCAATACGCTTTTTTCAAGCATATATTCTTGTGTGCGTTTCGGAGTTCGCACGTAATATTGTATAATGCTATCACCAAATGGCATCAGTGTCAAGCATTTACGCTACATCCTTGGCCCAGCGCTCGGCTGTTTCCAGGTCAGGAGCGTATTGAATGAAGGCATTGAGGTTTTCTATCTCCTCGTGCTGCTCCTCAAACAAAATCGTGTTGATCCGGTCGTCCCAGATCTGGGCCTCTGCCTCTAACTCGGCAAAGGTTGTAGGGAAAGGGCCACGATAACGGAAACCCCATACGTCCTTAGACGCATCTGAGATATAGCTATGCAGTTCA